TTATTCTCCCTTCTCGAAGGCGTAGGATTGGCTGGCTCCGGTGACAGTCCGGTACAGCGCACCAGGCTTCAGACCGTCCAAATCGGAAATGATGCTCTCCAGCGCCGTCACTACGGTCGGAAATTCGCCGATCGCGTAGGTTTCGGTCTGACTGCCAGAGCGGTGCCCCATGAACCCTTCCAGATCCCAGCGCTCCGCGCCGCGATTGCGGACGAGCGTCGCCAGGCTGTGGCGCAGCACATAGGCTTTCCACTCCTTGGTCTCGGGCATCTTGAGGTTGCGGAGCATCGAGTCCCAGGCGCGGTCGACGTCCTGGACGGGCTTGCCGTAATAGTTGACCAGCCAGCCTCGGCCCTCGCGATCCTTGGGCGATAGCGCCTGATACCGGGCAAGCTCTTCGCGCAGCCAGCGGTCGAGCAGCGGCACGACCGGCAACAGCGCGCGGTGTTTCTTGTTCTGCGCGCGGCCAGCGGGGTTGAGGTCGATCGTGGGCGATCCCGCCCACCACTGGCCGCGATCAGGCGCGACGTTGATGTCGACCACCGCGCCCGGCCGGGCGAGCGTACAGATCGACGCAACGAGGAACGCATGCAGCGATTCCCGTTGGCGATCGGGCTCGGCCGCATAGGCCAGCATCTCGGCGATTTCCTCGATCCCGATTCGGGTACGGCGTTTGCGCTGCACCTGACCGGCGGGGATCGGCTTGTAGATCGGGCGCTTGTCGACGCGGGGCGGCTCGGCATTTGCGGCGTGATTGAGAACCGCGATCAGTTGCGCGATCGCCGCCTCGGTCGCAGCCGGGGAGCGCGGCCGACTTCTGACGATTTCCCTCTTCTTGTTCTTCCAGACCACCGGCTCTTGCCGAGACCAGGCGCGGAAGGCGGTCACAAAGACCTTGCTGCAGGCGAGCTCGCACGTCGTCGCGAGGCCGAAGCGGCCTTCGGCACCGCGCGCCTCTTCGGCATCAAGAAACGCCGTGACGTGATTCAGGCGCGACACGATCGTGTCGGCCGACACCTGGTTGCAGCCCCACTCCAGATTATAATCGGCGATCGCGTCAGTCAGCAGGTACGACTTTGCCTGGGTCAGGGGCTGACCGCAGGTTTCACAGAAAGCCGCCGCTTCCCCGCGATCGGCGAGATAGCGCTGGTCGAGCTTCTGCGTCGCTACCCGCTCATCTGCTGTACCCGTCGACGCGCTGCGCTCACGCTTCGCGTCTGGGTCGTACCAGAAGATGTAGAGGTAGGGGCTGCGGAGAGTTCCGTCTGACTTCCTGTCGAAGTCGAGCCAGTATTTTCCTCTTTGATAGACCGGAGTCTGGCGTCGCGGCATTCTGCCTGTTCTTTCAAAAATTCGTTCTTGGCGCGGTGGGTGATCTCGAACAGGCCGAGCTTTGCCAGGATATCTAGGTCGGGGGCCTCCAGTCGGATGCCGCGCCCGATCTCGACAGCGCGCGCTAATCGCGCATCCAGTCGGACGACATTTGGCACATTCATGGCTTCGGCCCCCCACCCTCGGCCGAGCGGGCGAAAGCTTCCCGCACGATCGCGGCGACCCATTCCTTGCCGTTTTCGTCGAGACAGTCCCACTCGACAGCGGCATAGGCCGAGCGAAGGACCGCATCGCTGTCGGCTATGTCCTCGGCGATCGCCATGAAAGAATGCAGCGAGGCGGCACGGATCGCGACGCCGCGCGGCGCTCCGACGTCAACGGAACGGGGATGAACCAGCCAGTCGCCATGAAAACGGACGAAGCGCGACGCCGCCTCGATCAGCGCGCCCAGGTGCCAGCGCCAGACCAAGGCGGTTTGGGCGGGTACTTCCTTTTGCTGGCGCTGGTACGCTTCGCGACACGCCTCAATTGAAGCCTTCAGGCGATCTTCCGGCCGGGGGCTTTGCAGAGGATCAGGGCCGATATCCGGCCAGCTTTGCGGATCGCCCCCAACAGCGCGCGCCTCGGCGATCAGCTGTGCCAGACTGTCGCGGACAGCTGCCGGTGCAAAGGCGTCACCATGCGCCATCAGCCATTGCCCGGCTGTCTGCATATCTCCATGGGTCGGGACTGCCGTGATGGTCGGACCGCTCATGACGCCATGACCATTTGCGCATTGACGTTCTCGATCACGCGGCCGAGCGCTTCGTGCACCGCCGTTGCGTGCTCTAAGGACATGGAGATGGCGTTTCCCACACTGCGCAATTCGATTGTCGGCATGGAATAGGTGTCCCAGTCGATGTCGATCTCGACGTCATCACAAGCGTCCAGCTCGTGATCGGTCACGGTGAAGCTGATGGAGGTCCGCGTTGCCATCAGATCATCCCCAGCGCTTTCATGTAGACCTGGAGGATGGCTTCCTCCTCCTGATAGTCCTCACGCCGCTTTTTGCGGATCGCCATGATCTTCTTGATCGATTTCGGGTCGTAGCCGCGTGCCTTGGCCTCGGCGAAGACGTCCTTGATGTCGTCGCTGATGCCCTTCTTCTCTTCCTCAAGCCGCTCGGCGCGCTCGATCAGCAGGCGCAGTTCGTCGGCGGTGACATTGCCTTCGCCATCGATGCCGGTGATTTGGTCAGCCACGGGAAATCTCCAAGAGGATGCGGTCGGAGGCCTGCTGGACGCGGTCGCGGACGATCGCCTCGCATCCCATCAGCAGGGCGGGGATATCGGCGAGGGTCGTGGCGCTGCGGGTGATGATGCGCGCCTGATTGATGAGCAGCGCCCGCAACGTGGCGGCAGCGAGCAGCTGCGCGCCTGCCTGGTCGGCGGGCCATCGGTCGATCAGCGCCTCGATGGGGCCGCTGATGGCGCGGGTGACCCGGTCGAGCTCGGCCATGTCCATACCGACGAACAGGCGGCGCTCTGCGCCGGTGATCGCGGCCAGGCCGTCCGTCAGGGCCTCCACCGTGGCCAGCATGTCGCCGAAGGTCTTCCAATCGGCAGCCTCGGTGCCATCGATCTTGATATTGAGCTTGGTCGCGGCCTGCGCCGCCACCGTGACCAGGTCGACCGTGCCGAGGCCCAGGTCGCATACCAGGTCGGCATCGTCGGTGATGTCGACCGCGTCGATCAGCACATAGTCGCCGAGGATCCGCGCCAGCGTTTCGCGCACGGTGCTCATGCCCGCACCCCGACCATGTCGGCCAGCACGGCGATCACGCCGGTCGGATCGATGAAAAGCGCGATCGCGGTGGCGACCAGGAAGCCGACGATCGTCAGCAGCGCCATCGCCTGGGCATCCAGCCGGTCGGGCTGGCATTCGCGACAGGTGCAGTCCTGCGCATGGACGACGGTGCGGCAGAGGCGCGCGGCCGGAGCTTGGAAGTCGTCGATAAAGACATGGATCGGCTCGGCCGGAATAGGCCGCCCGGAAGCGTGCGGGCGATTCACTTCTTCTTCTCCTCGATGGCGGCGCGGAGATTTTCGACGGTCCAGAGCATCAGCCACAAAGCCGCCGCCAGTACGGCGACGCCGATGCGCGCATGGTCGAAGACCGCCGCGAAGACGGCGACGCCGATCAGAGGCGCGATGCTGATCGAGACGCGGAGAGCGCGGCTCATCGGGCGGCTCGGTCATGGAAATGGGCTGGGATCATCGGGTTTCTCGGGCACGCAAAAGGCCGTTCCCGGCCGCAGGGGTGGCGGCGGGACGGCGATGACGGAAAGGGAAAGAGCGCGTTTTTTAGACGGTCGCTTCGTCGGCCGGGCTGTCTTCGTTCGCGGCGGGCGGCGGCACCTCCGGGCCGCGACGACGCGAAGGATGCAAGTCATTGTCCGCGCGGTGCCGCGCCGGGGCCATGCGAAGATGGCAGGCCGGGTTCGGCTTCGCGCTGGGGGACAGGCCGTGCGTGATCGTCAGGTCGGCGGCAAAGGTGAAGCCGCATTCCAGATCGAGGCACAGGAGATACAGCTGGCGATAGGTCGTGCTGACCGTCCGGCTGGTACGGATGCGCGTCTCGCTGCCGCAATGCGGGCAGGCCAGGCGCATCCGCTGGTCTTTCTTCGCTACGTCGCTCATGAAGAGCCCCTGTTCACGTCGACCGCCTGATCGAGCCCCGCGCTCTTCTTGAGAGCGGCCAACGTGTCCATGGTGGCCTCGAGCGATTCCTGCGTTTCGCGGATGGCCGTCCGCAAATCGCCGGGGGTCGCACCGGGCTGATGACAGAGAAGCTGTGCGATCGTCGCTTCGGCACTTTCCTTGATGTGCTTGCCGGTGAGCGATGCGAGCTCGGCCTGGTCGGCAAACGCCATGCGGCGCGCGCAATCGACCTTCAAATCATAGACCGACTTGATCGGCGCGCCGATCCCGCCCGCGCGCATATACGCGATGTCGAGCTTGATGGCGCAGTCCATGGGGATCGAGTCGCCCATATTGGAATTGCCCCAGGCGTATACGGTCGCGGGGGCGCGGTTGCAGATCTCGGCCATCTCGGCCCAGCTGCCTTCCAGCTGCCCGGCGATGCGCGCCAGCGCGGCCTCGATCGTCATGGGGGGCTTAACCGCGGTCATGCGCGGACCTCGAAAAGTGTGGCAGACGGGTAGCGCCGGGCGCCCGGCCAGGCAGCACGCTGGCACGGGGCGGTCTGCCAGCGCCCCAACTGGTTGACCAGAAAAGTGGGTGCCGATTCTGGGAGACAATCGGCACCCACCCAGGCACTCGAGAAGCGCAGACAGGGCATGCACGGGCGGAGGACGGCCAAACCGCCGCGTGCTTCCTGGCCGGTCTGCAAGCGGCCAAGAAAGTTGAGGGCAAATGTCGAATAATAGTGACCTTTGCCGATCCATAGACCTATCCTTGCAAGCATCTTTTGCAATGAAAGGAAAAAGATATGGAACTGAAAGACGAAAGCGCGATTGTGGTAGCCGCAACTCTTGCCGCAGCGCTCATCCCGATCCGCTCGGACCTTTACACGAACAAGCCGGTCGGCGTTTGCGCGAAACAAGCCACGGAACTCTTCGACGCAATCTTGCAGGAACTGCATCGCACGCATCAACGCCGGACCGCGACGGAGGTCGTCAGCGACGCGCGGGATGCCGTGAAATAGGGACGGCGACAACCAAAGCCCTCGGGGAGCGCCGCTTGTGGCAGCGCTCCCTTCGGTTACAGTCGGTTTTGCACCATCGACTGAAAGCAGAATTCCATGAACAAGATCCGCCCGTGCCTGTTGTGGCCGGACAAGCAGAACTTCGCGCGTTTCAGCGAAATCTGCGGCGGTCTGAAATACGAGACGCTCGAGGCGTATCTGGTCCCGCTCAATCGCTATGCGGCAGAGCAGGAACGCCTCGGCATCCCAGTAGCCAAGGTCGCCTTCGACCCGGAGGAACTTCTCGCCTTCGCCAAAGCACGCGGTCTCGATCGGGTCGACTCCGAAACGCGGGTCACCTTCGCCGCCATGAAGGCCGACGATCGCTACTGATCCCGCGCGAGTGACGGGCACCATGAATGACACGCCCGTCACCGTCAGAGGCCGTTCTCGTTTGCCGGGATGATCAGCGGCGGAGCCGCTGGCACCGAAGCGTCCGCATTATCTGCCGGATAGATGTCTGGACGCAGGAGTCGTCGCGAAACGCCACTGTCCTCTTCCATCCCAATGACATGCTCTGGCGGGCACTTTTTCATGTTGTGAAGCCAATAGTGGACTGTTGGCTGGGTCACGCCGCGATTACGCGCGGTTTGCGACTGTCCACCCTGACGGCGGACTGCCAGTTCCAGCGCCTCATGCATGGTCATGCCCAAATCCATACATGACACTATAGACATATCTATAGGTCAGTCAACAGGGAGGACTATGTGGCGATCTATAAATATGTCTATAGTTTGACGCGCCGATGATCGGCGAACGCATCCTCAAACGCCTCGAGTTTTTGGGCAAGAGTCAGTCCTGGCTAGCGCGCCAGGTCGGCCTTCGGCAGCCGACCATCAACGCGCTCGTGCGCGGCACTTCTCAGTCCTCCGTGCACTTGCATAAAATTGCCAGGGCGCTCCTCACGACGGTCGAGTACCTTACCGGCGTGACTGACGACCCCGATGAAAACGCTCCCCCGCCACAACCGCCAGCTGAACACCGGCTGACGATGATGGCGGTTGCCTGGCCTACCGAAGAGACCCTTGCCGCCGCGCTTCGGCCGCTGCTGGCGATTTCGCGGGACATGGACGAGGCCGAACTCGCTCTCGAGCTTGCCAGGCAGTTGCCCAGCGTTGTCGCAACAGCGCAATCTGCGCGTCCGTCACCAGTGCGGGCGATCGCCGATGCCGATCCAAAATTTTCTGAAGCGCCTGATGTCGATTCTCCGCAAACCGGGTCAGGGCGGCGCAATTGAAATCACATGGTACGCATCCGAACCCACACGCCGGTTCGGTCATGGTGTATTCTCGCACTTGTATAAATGGCCTTCTCAAAGAGTTAGCCGAAGGGGAGCGGCACATGGCGAGATAGGAACAGATTATGAAAGCAAACCGCCGGCATAGGCGCATTTCCCCGCGATAGCGGTTATCGTGCGGGCAGACGCCAATGAGGTGTAAGCGCCGAGCCATGTGGGCGTTTTCTGAGGAGGTTTAGGGTGGCGAACGAGCATACTGATCGGATTGAGGCAGCGCGCGTCTATGGCGAGAGCCTCACCGACAAGGGCATTTCGGGCAAAATCGTATCCGGCCGTAATGGCGTTCGGGTCGAGATTGATCATATCGAAAGCTCCCGCCACGCTGAAAATGCGATCTCCTGGGAGGATTTGGATCGGGCGGACGACGACGAACTTATCAAGATTATCGACGACCTGGTCAGCGCCGTAGCATAGCCAGGACGTTCATAGAGGCAGATACCCAACCCACGGTTTAGGGTTTAGCGCAGCGTTCACGATCGCCGGGTATCTGACAGTTGCGGCCGTCATGTGATTGGAAGTTAGAATGGCTTGGTGGGACCAGTATTTCGCAGGCGGACAGCGCGCCAAGCTGCCTCCCCAGCGGCTTGAGTTCGATCGGGAAAACCCGCGCTTTACGCCGGACAAGAGCCCTGACGACAGCAGCGATGCCGCGATCATCGAGTATTTGGATCGCACGGCCGACCTGGGCGAGCTCGTCCAGTCGATCGCGGCCAGCGGCTATGTCGACATCGAGCCGCTCATCGTCATTGCAAAGAAAAACGATCTGATTGTGCTGGAGGGCAATCGGCGTTTAGCCGCTCTGAAATCGCTGCTCGATCCTGCCCTAGCGAACGCCGCAAATCTCAGCGTTCCCGAGATAGGTAAAGACGTTAGCGATAGCCTTCGAGAAATCAGCGTCTTTAAAGTTGAGGCGGAAGAAGAGGCCAGAAATCTAATTGGCTTCAAGCATATCAATGGCCCGCAAGGATGGGATGCGTATGCAAAAGCGCTGTACGCTGCCCGCTGGCTCGACGAAGAGGTTTCGAAGGGAAAAGCCGGCCTCTCTCTGACCGATATCGCCGCTCGGATGGGCGACAAGCACGACACGCTATATCGAATTGTCAGCGCCGTTTATGTGCTACAGCAAGCTGAAAAACTTGAGCTCTTCCGCGTAAACGATAGAGCAAAAAAGAACTTTAGCTTTTCACATCTCTACACCGCACTAACCTATAGCGAGTATCGAGATTTTCTAGGACTTGACCGAGCAGATCGGTCTATGAATCCAGAACGCGATCCCGTTAAACCAGAATACTATGAGAATCTCCGCAGACTTCTTTTATGGGTCTACGGCAGTCGCGCTGAACGGGTCGACCCCGTAATAAAAACGCAAGCACCTGACTTGTCGTTGCTGAAGCGAGTGCTTGGGCATTCCACCGCTCGAAAAGTGATGCTTGAACGCAATGACCTACCTGAAGCTTTGCGTCTCACGATGGAAGGGAGCGAACGGTTTAGTAAAGCCCTCGCCGATGCGCGCTCGTCTTTAGAAAGCGCCGTTACTGAGATCACGAATGCGACTCCCGACGCAGACCTAATAGAGATATCGGAAGACGCCTTAAAGCGCGCGACATTCATCGCACATTTCTTACGTTCAGGTTTCGGGAAAGCCGGTTGATGGCTGGATTGCCCGATCCGGTGGCTCCTCCACCTCTGGATGCAAAACCCATTGTTCAGGTAGATTGGCTGGAATTCGTTGCGTTCTTCAGCCGTCGCGGCGTTTCACGCCTCGACCGCCTAGACAATGCCATGATAGTTCAAGAAGAAGAAAGCCCAATAGATGACGCCGAGGCTGACGCTATCGTCGATGACCGGCGAGCCTTGATAGAGGACGAAGTAGAAAAGCGCGTTAAATCGCTTGGCGATGTTTATCCATTTTATATGAGCGATGATGGAGAAGAGTTGCGATTAAAGCCCGCAGCGGATCGCAGGGGCGGTGTATTTTATCTACTTTGCTTAGTCATTTCACATTTTACGAACTCCCCTATCTTGAGGTTACTTCCCTCTGACGCAAACATTGCTGAAGCTAGGAAACGCCAGTTTCAAACTTTAGCGACTTATGCCGTTGCAGGAATGGTGAAAGGGCCAACCATCTCGATGGGTTGGCCGCGATCAGATAAAGAACCACTCCTCGATGTGCTTAATCGCATGAGGGAGCTAGGCTCCTCAGGTGTACCAAAGACCAAACCTGGTGGCGAAGCTTCTCCGAAGGCGAAAGACGGAGGGATGGATATCATCGCATGGGAAATAGCGATTAATCATCTACCACCCCCTGCGGCGATGTGGTTCGGCCAAGTTGCCAGCGGGCACAACTGGGCTGGAAAAAGTGCAAAAGGGGAAATCGATAACTTTTTGTGGGCTTATTATGATGAACGACCGCAAACTAATTACAATGCAGTGACTATTATACCGCATCGCTTGGCGGATGATGATTATCTAAGAAATAGCGCCCGACATGGGCACATTTTGGACAGGTTAAAAACGCCTAAGGCCGCTGAACGAGGATACACCCTGGCCAAGACTGGTGGGATTCATGTCGACGGCATCGAACATGTCTCTTCAATCAGCCGCTGGGTATATGATTACAGGCGGGCCGGTATGGCCGCTTGAGCCGGGACGACGCACACCTCGTGCTCGGTGCGCTTGTTGCGAAGGCTGTAACGCACCGATAGTCTGCTGATGTCGGCAGCTTGATAGGCATCGTTGATCAGTTGACAATCGTCGTATGTTACAAGCCAATGCGGCGGGGCTTGGCCGCCGGTTAGGTACGTAGCCAGATCTCGATGCTTTAGGTCGTTCATGGCATCAAAATAGAGCTTCGCCCCCGCTTGCACGTAAGGGGGATCGACAAAGAAAAATGTGCGCGCGGCATCCGCAGCGTTGAAGTTTTGGAGAAACGCGAGGCCATCCATCTGGGTCAGATGGATGCGATCCCTTCTTTCCCCAAGCCATTTGATACGCTTGATCATGGTTTCGGGATACCAGCGAACGTCAATCAACCATTTGCCGGTTTGATTATAACCGCCAATTGGACCAGCCCCGATAATCACACCAGAGTGATTTGTCCGGTTGAGAAAATAGGTGGCAAACCCCAACTCGAACGGATCGGCGTCGCGGGAGTTAGCCTCAACCAATTCGCGGTATGAGCGCCATGTCTCGATGTTCACCTCAGTCGCTTCAATCCGAGCGACGAAGTCATCTGTCCGATGGAGGATAGCCCACCAGGCCGCATAAACGCGCCGGTCAAAATCGTTGAGATGCAGATAATCGACTACGCCACGGGCAAGCAGTTCGATCGCGGCGCCAGCCCCCCCAGCGAACGGCTCGGCGTATGAATCTATGCCCTCATTGGCCGTAATGCGCTCCTCAAGCGCATCAGCCAAAAAGGCTTTGCCGCCCGGGTATCGGAACGGTGTATTGCCCGCTCCATTCCGGTCTTTGGAGCGTCGGCCGAATTCAGCAGTGGTCGCCATTGCGCCCCCCCTAACGCCTATATCCCTTACGACAAGCTATATCCTATAGACTATATTTTGCGGGCGCTGAGCCGAGCGATCAACCGGCTATCGTTTCGAGCTTCAGCTTCGTCACGAGCCCACCCGATCCGTCGAGACTGTGTGAAAGCTCAGCGATGATCCAGCGCCGCGCGTCCACCTGCTTCTTGAAGCCGGTCAGCGTGACCGGGCGCTCGGGGTAATAATCGGGGCGGCCATAGCCGAGCGTCATTTCGAATTCGGCTTCAGCCCGGCCCTTGCGACCATGCGCCGCCTTTGCAGCGGCCTGCGCCTCTGCCTCGGTATGATAGACGCGGCGCAGGCGATGCGGCTTGCCCTTGCCATCACCGCCGATCTTCACGGTCTTGCGATCGCCGCTGTCCTGGTCATGCCAGCGTGCCTCGACACCCGCGTCGGCCGAGCGGTCGACCTCGCGATACACAAAACCGCTGCCGTCGCGCCTGGTCAGGGCGATGCCCGGCAGGGCACGGCCGGAGGCCGTCGCAGCCTTGCCGATCGGCGACAGGATCAGCACCCGATTTTTCACGGTCGCGGTCGCATCATGCTCGCGACCGAGACGACGTAGCAGCGCCATGTCGCTTTGATGATGCTGGCCCAGGACCTTGACCGCGATCGACGCCAGCGCCGGGGCGATCCGGGGCGTCCACCCATGGGCCTGCGCCACCTTCCGCGCTACCTCGCCCAGCGTCGTGTCGCGATAGCTGGCCTCGCGACGGACGCGGAAGCCGTTGGTCAGATCGGCCGAGCGGGCGGTGATACGGATTTGATCGGGCGCGCCGGACCATTCCACCTCGTCGACGAGGAAGCAGCCCTTGTCGACCAGGTCGACCGGCATCCCACTGCCCGCACGCCACCCCAGCTTCAGCTGCAGCGCTGCGCCCTTGGCGGGCAGGTCCATCCCCCCGTCCGCGTCATCGAGCAGGATGTCCAGCTGGTCGGCCTCGCCGCCCCGCTTTTCGGTGAGGGTGAGGGATAGGAGGCGCGGCCGGACCTTCGCGGTGATATCCAGCGCTTCGGCGACGGCCGCGAAGATATCGCCGCGAAGATCCCGACCGGCGAGGGTCAGGCGAAAATCGGCGATCGGCAGGACGAAGCTCATGCGACGCGCCGGAGCTCGACGGTAAAATCGATCATACGGGGGACGCCGTCGACCAGAAGCGCGCGGCGACGCTGATCGAGTGACAGGATGACGAAGCTACCCCACACCACCCCGGAGCCGTCGACGAAAGGATAGGCCTCGCCCTGGTCGGCCATGGTGGTCAGCGTCGCGATCGAGCCGTATCGCGCGCCCGCCTCGGGCACGATCGCGCCGGTCAGCGTGACCAGATCGTCACCGGGGCCGAGATATTGGGTGGCGTCGCGATCGCCCAGACGTGGGGCCGCGCCGAAGCGCCAGTCCTGGCGTCGGCCGATCTCGGAAAAGGGGAAGGTGCTGGCGTCGAAGACGAAAAGGCCGAGGGAGGCGAGCTTTGCCATCATTCGTCGTCCACGAACGCGCTGCGCGCGCGGCGCTCCTGGTCACGCTCGGTCTTTTCAAGCTCCTTGCGGAAATCGCGCGCCAGATCCGCGCCGCTCTGCCCGGGCTGGGCGTGGATGGTCAGGCTGGCGATATGGACGGTCATCCCCGGTGGCGGCGGGCGATAGCCCGGTGGTGCCGTCGCCGCGCCAGCAGCAGCGGCGGGCGATCCGGCCGCGACGGTGATCGCCATCGCGCGGGTCAAGCGATTGCCGGTGTCGCGGACCAGGCCGACCGGCCGAGCGGCGTCGCGGGTCAGGCCCTGGCTCAAGCCGCCCATGATATGGCCACCCATTGCGGCAAAGACGCGGCTGGGCGAATGGATGCCGAGCACCGCCTTAAACGCGGCAATGCCGTTTTGCGCCAGGCTGACCAAGTGCCCGACCAAGCGCCCTGGCGACAGGGCAGTCAGCAAAGCCTCCATCATCATCTGTCCGGCATATTTGAACATGGCAGGCATGTTCTGAAAGGCCGACAGCACCTGCTTGCCGAACGCAAATATCTTGTCGCGGTACACGTAGAGCAGCACGCCCAGGCCGATGACCGCAGCCGTGATCGCCGCTACCGCCCAGACCGGCGCGCCGATCAGCCCGGCGATGGCGGCGATCGCCATCCATGCAAAGCGCGCCACGGTGGCGAAACCGCCGCCCAGGAAGCGCAGCAGCGGCCATAGCCGCAGGACCAGGCCGAAGAGCAGGCGGAAGGGCGCAAAGAGCATCTGCAACGCGCGCTGCATGATCGAGGCCGCAGCGGCGGGCGTCCGCAGTGCGGTGACGAGATAGGCCAGCGGCCCCAGCGTCGTGCCGATCGCCACGGCCAGGCCGCCGATCACGACCATGGCGGCGCTCAAGACGGCTGCGCCGACCATGACCGCCTTGGTCACAGCAGGATGGCGATCGGCGAATTCGGTCATCCGGTCGGCCAGCTTACCGATCTTGTCGCCCACCCGCTCGACGACGGGCAGCAACTGGTCGCCGAGCCGGATCTTCAGCCGGTCGACGCGATTCTGCAGTCGATCCAGACCGGCCGCCGTGGTAGCATTCTGGCCGTCAAATTCGGCCTGCATCGACCCGGCATATTGCGTCCGGTCGGCCGCCATTTTGAGATTGGTCGACAGGCGATCCAGCTGGGTCAGCAGCGGCGCGATCGCGCCGACCGATTCCGACCCGAAAAGCTCGGTCAGCATACCGGCCTGTTGCGCCTTCGGCACCTTGCCGATGCGACGCATCACGTCGGTGATCGTCCCGGCCGCGTCCCGCTGCATATCTTTCGAAACCTTGACCGCGCTCAGGCCCAGCTTTTTGAACGCCGCCTCCTGGCTCTTGGTCGCAGAAGTGCCCTTGGTCAGCGCCAGCATCGTATTCTTGATGCCGGTCGCGGCGATCTCGCTTTCGATCCCCATCGAGGCGAGGGTCGCCCCCATTGCGGCAATCTGGCCGGACGCCAGCCCGGCGACGCCACCCAGCGGGCCAATGCGGGTGACAATTTCCGAAATGACGGTCGCGGGCGCGCCTGCCTTATTGCCGAGCAGATTGATTTGGTCGGCCAGCTGGACAACGCCCGCGCGATTCAGCCCGAAGGCCGCGCGCCAAGCGGCCATCATCTTGCCCGCCTCGCCTCCCTCGATGTCGAAGGCGATGCCCATCTTCGCGGCGTCCTCGGCGAATTGGACAAGCTCCTGGCGCGCGATATTGGACTGCGCCCCGGCCGCGACGATCTCGGCGATCGCGTCGGCCTTCATGGGGACGCGCGTGCTGAGCGCCAGCATCGACTCGCTCAGCTGGGCAATTTCCTTGTCGGTGCCGCTGACGACCTTTTTTACACCCGCTAACGCGGTTTCGTACCGGATCGCGGCGCTGGCGGTGACGGCGAGCGGCGCAGCGCTGGCAATGCCCAGGGCGGTCGATTTGACGCCAGCGTCGGAAATGCGGCTCCCCACATCCCGCATCCTTTCGCCCTGAGCCCGCGCGCGATCGGCACGTTCGGCCAGGCGACGTTGTTCCTCGAGCTGGGTATTGGTGCGATCGATCTCGGTCCCGAGGCGGCGTTCCTCGGCCGCCAGATCGCGGATATCGACACCAGCCCCGGATAGCTCGGTGCCCAAGGCATCCATGCGGGTGCGCTGGCGCTCCATCTGATCGGCCAGGCGCGCAGCCCGCCGTTCGGCTGCCGCAAATTGCTGGGCGAGATGGCCGGTGCGGCCAGAGGCCCCCTCCATGCTGGCCCGCAATTCGTCCATGCGCTGGCGGGTCTGGGCGAGCTCACGCTCGGTCCCCTCGAATTTCTTCGCCGCTTCCTGAAAGGACTTCAGGCGGCTGGCGCTACGCTCCAGCTGCAAGACCTTTTTGCGCGTTTCCGCCATGTCATTGCCGGTCGACCGCGCCCCCGCCGCCATGCGGCGCAGCGGGGCCGTCAGGCGGTCAAAGGCCGCAAAGGTGACGGAGAGGGCGAGGGAGCGGTCCAAATCAGCGATCCTTGGGCGTGCGCAATTCGGCCTGTCGTCGCCAGCGCATCAGCTCGGCCAAATACATGGCGTCGAGCGTCTCCAGCCGCAGGCCGGGGAGGATGGCGAAAATATCCGCCATCCACGATTCTACATCGTCGGGGAGTCCACCTTCCGGCGCTTCACCGACAAAAAATCGGCGAGCTCGGCGCAGATCTCCAACTGGTCGGCCCCGTCGATCCGGTCGACCTCCTCAACGATCAGGCCGTCCATCGAGATGCGGGGCAGCAGCTTGCGCACCTCATCATATTCCAGCTGGCCCAGGCGAGCGATCGACAGACCGCGATAATCGCCAGACACCGGGCGGCGAAAGGTCAACAGGTCCAGCGGACCAGCGTCGCGCTTCAACGGCGTTTCGAGCAGGATGGTCTTAATCTCGGTCGACATGATGATGGTCTTTCAGAAGACTGGCTTTTGGGGCTGGCCCGACCGGGATTTCCGGCCGGGCGGGGCGATCAGATCAGCATGGCGGCGCGAATGGCCGCGTAGATGTCGACGCCGTTCGAAATCCAGATCGAGTTGAGCACGTCGATTTCGAGGATGCGTCGACCCGATACCGACCATTTGAGGTAGGAAAGGGTGGCCTTGACGGTCCATTCGGTATTGTCGCCGACCTTGGCCGAGCCCGGATCGACCTCCGGGATCTTGGCGCGCGCGATGAGCTCGGCGGGCTTCACCGCCCCGGCCGCATCCTCCTGATATGCGCCGTTGAAGCGGATCAGGGTGCCACCGACGCCGGGGCGGCCGACCTGGCCCAGGAGCTCGGCGACCATGCCGCCGAATTTGAGCTCCATTTCCATCTTCTCGAGACCGAGGCCGATATCAACCTCGCCGAGCATACCGCCGCCCCGCCACTGTTCGACCTTCTCGACGATCTTGGGCAGGGTGATTTCGCCGATCACGCCCAGGTAGGACGTGCCATTGATGGCGGCATTAAAGTTCTTCAGCTTGGAGGGAAGTGCGGACATGGGGCGCGGTTCCTAAAAGGTGGGCAGCGGGTGCGGGACGGGGGAGCGGATCAGGCGGTCGCGGCGTCGAGCATGTCGCCGAAGCCGGAATAATATTTGTCGGTGATGCTCTGATTCAGCTGCAGCCCCTCCAGCGGCGCGACGGGGGTGAAATCGTAATCGATCACCAGCTTGCCCGCCGCCAGCTGGGCGGCCGGATTAGCGGCGCTGTCGAACCAGCACCGGCCGCCGATCAGGCGGCCCTCGGCGACCCATTGCGCCAGCTTGGCGTTGACCGTCTCCTCGATGTCGCGGACCAGGCCCTCGGTCATCGGCTTGTCGATGAAGGATGCCAGCGTCTCGGCGATCGCGTCCTGGATCGCCTGCGACGTGCGGACCGCCGTCTCGAAGGCCCATTGCGGCTCGTCCGACGTCGTGCGATTCCCCCAGAAGCGATAGCCGTTCATGCGGACGATCGTCGTCACCTGCCCCTCATTCAGCAGGCCCGCGTCGGTGGACATGTCGCGGATGTCGAAATGAACGTCAGCGGTCAGGCCGGACACGCCCGCGATCGGGACATTGGACAGCGACTTGTGCCAGCCAATCTCCTGGTCGATCATTGCGCGGCGGCCGAGCGCGGTCGCCACGGCCTGCCCCTTCCAGCCAGTCGCCTCCGGCCAGATCAGCATGAGCTCGCGGGCATTGAAGCCCTGGGCGAAGGCGATGGCCGCGCCGACGGTGGTGACACCGTCGCAGGACGCATAGGCGAAACCGCGCAGCAGCTTGGTGATGGTCAGCAGCTTGTTGGTGACGACCTCGGTATCGAGGCCGGGCGCACCGAGGATGCGCGGGCGGATGCCCAGCTGGGCCTCGGCCGCCAGCAGCGCCTGCATCCCCGTATATTTCCCGGCGACCATGCCGCCCAGGACATTGGCGGTGGTCGCTGCGGCGTCGGCGCCGACCGCGACGCGGACCACGATGACGATCGGCGATCCTTGGTCGGCGATCGCCTCCAGCGCCTGGCGCAGCGTGCCGGTGGTCCCGGCCGCGCCGATCGCGCTACGCACATCGGTAATCAGCGTCGGCCGATCAAGCGGGAAAGCCGCGTTGAGCTGGGTCGTCGGATCGCCGACCGCCGCGCCAGCGGTGGCGACCAGGCCGATGATCGCGGTCGAGCGCTCCAGAATGGGGCGGGTGCCGGTCAGCGGCTCGCTGACATTGATGCCGTGGAGAAAGGCCATTGCGATATCCTCAGGAGGTGACGGGACGAAGGGGGATGGTGAGGCGGACGAAATCGCTGGCCCCGGCAGTGTCGGTACGCTCGCCCTCGACGGTCAGCGGCCATCGTGCGTCATCGAAGGTCAGCGACATGCGCGTCACGCGGATCCGCGGCTCCCACCGCGCCAGCGCCGTCGCGGTTGCCGCGTAGACGCGCGACCTGGTCAGCGCATTGCCTGGTGCGTCGACGAGCTCGAAGAGCGCCGAGCCGTAATCGCGCAGCATCACGACGGAGCCGATCGGCGTCGAAAGGATATCGCCCATCGACTGCGCCAAATGCGCGGTGCCGGACAGGGGCTTGCCGGTGGCGGCGTCCATGCCGGTCATTCGGCACCTCCAAGCCCGTATCGGCGCAATAGCCACCGATACAGTCGGTCTTCGCCGGGGATCCGGAGACGCAGGAAACCCGGGAACCAGGTCACGGAGCGAAAAAGCCTAAGCGGAGTGGGCAGGCTGCGCCCGTTCCAGTGAGTTTCCACCGACCACCAGACAAGAGCAGTCCCTAGCCAGACTGCTGCGATTGCGATGACGATGTACGCGATCATTGCGGCGGTCCCGAAATGGCAGCGCCCGATTGGACCTTGGTGTGGACGTGGCCCTTCAGGCTCTTGCCAGCCGCCACCACATCGTCACTGGCGGTGACGGTCCCCTTGATGTCGACGGGACCGTCAATCGTGACGGGGCCTTTGATCGTCAGGCCGCCTTGCGCGTCGATCGCGATCGTCGCGTCGGGGGGCAGCATGACGGAAAGCGCATGTGTACCGGGGTGATAGGCGACGATCGCCCCGTCCTCGAATTCGACGACTTCGCGATCGGGATCGCCGACCGGCGGGAAGGCCAGGCTATGCACACCACGCAGCGCGATCGCGCCCGCGATATCGCCCTCGGGTGCGATGAGCAGGACTTGCTCGCCGACCTTCGGTCGGCTCCATACCTTGGTCCCGCCCCCGCCGCCCATGGCCCAGCGGATGGGGCCGGTCACGACATCGCCCTGGGCGACCGTGATCCGGCCCGCCTTCAGATCGACGGTCGCGATCTTTCCATAGCCAGCCAGCTGTCCGATCAGGTCCAAGGAATTGTCGTCGCGCATGGGATTTCACGCTGCGACCGCATCCCTTGCGTGGCGAGGCGCGGCTGTTGTCGCATGGCGTATGACAACAGCCCATAGATCACCTCATGCGAAGCGGCCGCGCCCAGCTGCGATGTCGGCTGCGATGACATCGGCGAGGCGCTTACTGCCTGCGATATCGAGGCGCTGGAGCGTCCAGCGCCCGATGCTGCCCCGCATGGCGTCGGGCGTGTAATTCCAGTACTGGCCCAGCTTCGCGACCCGGTCCGGCTGCGCCAGCGTACCTTCATAGGTGAGGTCCGCCTTGGAAAATCGCAGCGCCCCGTCGATGTAGAATTCGAGCAGCGCCTTGGTCGCGGACAGCACGCGCCACCGCATCGCGTAGTGATGCGGCGCATTGTCATCGGGGAAAAGGCTCGCCGGGAGCGT